CGCCACACGATGCAACCTGCGGGGTCGGGTGCATTGAACCAGGCGGCCAGGGCAACGTCATCGGCGCTGGACATCAGGGCAGCGGCGGTGGGGTCGGCAGTGCCGGCAGCTTTCAGGGTAGCGACCTGCTGCTCGGTGAGCGCTGCAGAGGCAGGAGCGGCGAATGCACACAGCGCGATTGCAAGTGCAGCGAGAGAAGCAAAGGGGCGAAACTTGAACATGAGTGGTCCTCGGTCAGTTGGTGGGCTCATCGCCCCAGGGGCCGCGCAGTGCGCGCGAAACTTCATCAGCGGTGATGTTGTCGGGCTCTTCGGCCAGCGCCTTCAGAGTTGACACGGCAGGCGCCAGGCTGGGAACGCCGGCAGCAATCAGCCCAAGCATGTCGCGCGTTGCTTGTGATCCGAGATCAAGCCCGTCGCCGCGCAGCCAGGTGTAACCACACTGCATCGTGTCGAAGTAAGCCCAATGTGCAGGCTCATGAACCTTCACGGCATTGAGAACGTCGGTAAGCCATTGCGGAGGTACACCGACTGCTGTTGACAGATCGCGCAAGGTCTTGATCAAGACCGCGCCATCAATGATGGAGAGCGAGGCACGCACCCCACGCTCGCTGATCATGTGCGCCCGCAACTTGGGAGGACGCTTGCGATTGCGGATCACAGCGATGGCGCGGTCGCTCTCCACCGCATTGGTCTTCTCATCATCAGCGGTGACGATGAAGGGCTGGCAATCCTCGTCGGACAGGATCTCCTTTTGGAGATCTCGCAGGCGTTCGGTATTCATGGGATCCTCAGAAGACGAGTTCTTTGCGGCTGACGATCACGTCCACACCATCGGTGTAGACGTTCACGCCATCGATCGACACCACGGCCCACTCAATGTGCTTGGGCTCAGCCGTTGGCACCAGGCCACCGATCGCCATGAGCTTTCCCACTGCATCAGCGGCAGGCATGCCCGGATTGGCCAGCAGTTCGCCGGCCAGCGCGTTCAGGCGGGGGATGAGCACATCGGCCGCAGACTTCGCCGACAGGCCGGTGATGCCGCGGCGCAGGAACAGCTGGCCATCGGGCTCGAACACGGACAGGCGGATCGAGCCATTGCTAGCCACGCGCACGCCATCCCGGTCGGCGATCTCGAATGGGATCGGCTGCGCCATCAGATCTCGTCCCAGGCCACGGTCAGTGTTTCGGTGGGCGTGAGGCCGCCGGAGGCGGTGCTTTGCACCTCCATGACAAGGACCAAGTGGTCACCCTTTTCGCCAGTACCGGTGAACGGGCCTGCGCCCAGGCTCAGCGCAGCGCCCGAGGTGTAGGTGAAGGCATTGGCGTAGCCGGTGCTGGCCGTGGCCTCAGCCGGCGTGGAGTAGGCGGTCACAGCCTTGGCCCAGAGGTTGACGCCGGTACCGAAGCCCGATGAACCATCGGTGTACGCCTTGATGTTGGAGATCTGCGTGAACGTGCCACCGGTGATGTTCAGGCGCAGCCACTTCTCGAAGGACCAATCGCTGCCCGATGCGGGCTTGACCATCGGGTTCACGAGGTCGACCGTGCTGTTGTCCGCGTTCTTGAAGCGGATGGATCCGCTGGTCTTGTCGGTCGCGGTGGCACCGGCGCCGTTCTTTTCGATCAGTTGGACAGTTGCAGCCATGGGATCCTCGGGCGTGAATAGTTCGACGCCGGGATGCTGCCGTGCTTGCCACGATGACTGCTACAGATCACCCCAACGACTGGACCCCTTGAACACCAGCGGCGGACAGGCCCGGGCGCGCGGTGACGTGGGCCTGTAGCGCACCAGGCGCAGACGCCCATCGCGACGGGCTTCGGCGTAGAGCATGTGGGGGAATGGCCCCCACCGGCTGCGGCGCAGCACGATGTAGCCCTCGCGCCCGGCCCGGCGGCGGCGCCAGTACAGCGCCAGCGCGAACCCAACGCAGTTGGTGCGCACGCTATGGGGCGGATGCCGCTGGCGCCGGCCAGGCAGGAACCAGGCCATGCTCTTCGCCCCAATACACACGCTCCCACCGATCAACGCACCACGGGTGCGCGCAGGTCTTCACTTCGACCGGCAACCACTGCAGGTTGTAGACCGCATCGCAACCGCCCTTGTCCAGCGGCCAGATGTGATTGATCTGCCAGCGCGGGCATGCCCCGAAGTGCGATCCATTGGCTGGGCATGGGTGCGCCTTGCGAAAGGCGTAGATCACCTTTGTCGATCGGAGGATCGTGCCGCTGGCATCGCGCGGCGGCGGGCCGCAGTAGCGGATCTCGGTGAACGGATCGGGCTTTGCGTCCTGGGCCAGCGCTGGGCCAGCGCCTGCGGCAGACAGAACGGCCAGGATGAACACCGCCAACGGCCCAAGGCAGGCCACGGCCAGGACGATTCGAATCAGCGCCTTCATTGCAGCCCCCTGACCATTCGGATTTCTGCGGCGCGGCGCCGGACAAGGCCAGGCAGTACCCGGCCACCTCCACGATTCCATTTCGCAAGCTCGTCGCATGCCGCCTCCCAATCGCCTTCGAGAACTCGCTTTCGCAGCGTGGACCCGGCCAGGCGTGTCGGGCCCAGGTTGAAACAGAAGTCGCCCAGCGCGGCCTGCCGCGCGAACGTGTCTGCGGTCGGGCATAGCTTGATCGCGGCCGGCAGGTAGATGCCCATGATGATGCGCTCGGCCAGGCGTACCGCGGCGGCCTCGCTGATTGGCGGGTCGGTGGGCTTCACCTTGCGCCCATCGGCGTAATAGGTTGATCCCAGGCCGATTGTCCAGATCCCAGCCGGGCACAGGTAGGGACGAAGGATCAGGCCCTCGAACAGGCGCACCAGCGCCAGCATCAAGCGGCCAGCAGTGCTCACAGCTTTCCGGCCTTGCGCAGGCTGCGATCCACGAACCAGAACGAGAAAATCGACGCGACGATCATGCGGTCGAACTCAGTGGTGAGGATGGGCAGGTAGTCGGCCAGCTTGGTATTGGCCTGAACCGCCACAGCCACCGACACGGCCTTCCCGGCGGTGTAGAGGATCATGCAATGCCAGTACGTCAGCACGGGCCGAACGCTGGACGACAGCCCATCGATCCACGCAATGCCGCTGGGCGTGTTCTGCGCCTTGATGGCCTCGATCAACGCATCCATGTCGGCCTTGTTTGCCGCGATGTTGGCCTGCGCATTGGCCAAGTCGATCTGCTGCGTGGCGCGCGCCTGATCGAGCTTCAGGTTCAGCTCGATCATGTTGCGCTCGTGCGCCCTGTCCTCCTTCGCGTTGAAGAACTTCAACAGCTCAGGCAAAAAGCGGAAGATGCCCCCGAACAGGAGGCCAGCGAACTCGATCATCGGTCAGCCCTCGCTCGCGGTGTCCAAGTCCATCCAGTCGGACAGGCGGCGCAGCGCGCGCCTGGCCCGGAACGATCGCCAGGCCCACTCGGCGGCCAGCAGCGCAGCGCCGATGTTGATCAGCACCATCACGTTGGCAATGGCCCAAAGGTCGTCGGATGCGAAGCCATCCGACATCTTGATGGCCATGGCCGCAAAGCCCACGCTGCAGCACATCAGGCCAATCTTTCCGATCGTGCCGTCGCGCACCCGCGGCGAGAGGATTGCCCACCCGCAAATCACGCAGGCGATCAGGTAGAACGCAACATTGATGGCCAGCACGGCCAGGTTGATTTTCATGGTCATCACTCCTTCGATGCGGGGCGGCGCAGCCAGCCAGAGATCAACTCGCCCAGCTTCACCTCGCGGATGCCTTCCACACACTGCGCAGCCAGCGACAGGCCGAACAGGCCCAGGCCAAACGCAGCCACACTGGTGATGCGCGGGCTGGTGATGCCGAACCACTCGATTGCTGCGGGGGCGACGAACACGGCAAAGGCCAGGCCCGTCAGGACGTTGAAAACCTTCTCCTTCATGGACAGGCCCGGAGTCCACTTCAGGGACAGCAGGGCGCCGACGAGGCCCGCCAGGAAGGGCGAGCCCAAGATTCGTTCGGGGGTGTCGATGGCCATTGGTACCTCAGTGGAAAGCGTGTTGAAGGGGGACCGGCTCACCGACGATTCGGCAGGCTGCGGCCAGGTGGGGCATGCGGAATTCAGTGGCGAAGCCCCAGCCCATCGCCGAGGCGCAGGCCGCGGGTGCTGGCAACGCAGAAGATCGCCCGGACAGGCGGCGGATCAGCATCGACAGGTTCCCACGCCGCCGGAATTGCTCGCGCAGATCGAACCAGGCGCGCACGTACCTCGCGTCAGTCTTTGGGATGGAGTAGCACTCCCACTGCCTCGGGTCCAGGGGCTCAGACACGATGCGCGCGCCGCGCTCGGCCCAGGTTGACCCGGCGCACTCGAAGATGTACGTGCCGCGCCGGCGGCCCAGCACGATCTCGCACCGCGAGTAGTCGGAGCCGTTGAGCATGGCCTTGATGCGATCGATGGGTGTGCCGTAGTCGTGCGCCTTGAAGAAGGCGATCACCACGGGCGACGGATCCGGCACGGCCAGGTCGATCACTTGTCACCCTTCTTGGCGGGCGCCGCGCCTTCGACGCTGACATCCGCCTTCGTGCCATCACTGCGCTCGATGGTCGCGCCATCCACGGTGCCATCGGCCTTGAAGCGCAGCTTGATGGAGCTCGCCGGCGTGGGCTGGACGTTCACCACCACGGGCTGAGCCGGCGCGGCCGCGGCCGGCGCTGGTGCAGGCGCGGCGACAGGCGCCGGTGCAGCCTGGGCCTTGGCGCTGGCCTTGGCCGCTTCGTTGGCGACGCCGCCTACCTCTTCGACCTTGCTCGCGATGTCGTCCAAGCGCTTGAGCACCGCGGCCAGGCGGTCCTCGCTCGCACGCTGGATCTCGGCGACCTGGACCTGGGCATCCGAATTGATGCGGGCGATCTCAACCTTGGTGTCCGCATCCTGCTTGACCGACAGCACCTTGTGGGTGTTGTCGTTCTGCACGGCCACCAACTTGCGCGACATTTCTTCGATCTGCTGCGCGGCCTGCTCCTGCACTGCGCGCACGGCGTTCTCCACCTCGCGCTGCATAGCGGCCGGGTCGGCGCTGCCAGATGCCATCGACTCGGCCTTGGCCTCCAGCTCGGCCGCACGCGCGTTGACCTCGCGCACCTTGGCGCGGGCCTCGTCAAGCGCGGCCATGGCCATGTCGCGCTGCATCTGCATGGCCTCCATCTGCTGGGCCTGCTGCTGTTGCGCCTGCTGCTCTTCCTCGGGACTCATCGGCTCGTTGGGGTCGCGCTCCCCGGTCATCTTGCGAAGCTGGGCGGCGATCTCGTCCTTGTTCGGCAGGTCCGAATACTCGTAGGCCATGGTCAGCACGCGCAGGGCCACGTCGGGCGGGAGCTTGGCACTGATGTTGGACATCGAGTCAAACATCACTTGCCGCAGCGTGCCGGCATAGTCCTGTTCGGACACGACGAAATCGGCCATGGATGCCGTCATGTCGTTGAGGTAGCGCACCGAACCATCGGGCTGCACCTCGGGCACGTTGATGCTCACCCAGCGGGTGGCGCCCTTGTTGCCCGTGAGCCGGATCACCTTTTCCTCGGTGAAGAACTGTTCAGTCAGGCTCAGTTGCTTCTCGCCGCTGCACTGCACAGCCAGGCGCAGGTTGTCGAAAGGCTCGGTGGTGACGACGGAGCCCTGCAGTTGGCGGGCGCGGATGGCCTCGCCGCTGACGGCATTGGTTTGCCGCCCCATGTTCTCCTGCGACACGCCGCCCGACTTCTGGATCGCCTGCGCGTCCATGGTCATCATCTGAATCTGGCCGGTGGCCGCATCTGTGTCGCGGCGGATCTGCAGCTCTTTGCCGGCGTTCTTGACGATCACGCCATCGGGCATCTGCGCCTCTTCGCGCGCCTCTTCGATGTCGTCAACCGCGCCTTCGTCCATGATCAGCTGATTGGTGTTCATCAGCCAAAGCGCCTTGGATGCGCGCTTGTTCAGGTCGCGCTGCACGTCGCGAACGCGGCGGATCACGCCGTAGGGCATGCGATCGCGGCCGCGGCGGTAGCACCAGATCGGCGTGAGGGAAAAGTTGTTGTGCCGGAAGATGCTGGGCCCATAGGCCAGCATGTCGGACTCGGTGAACACAGCGAAGTGCATCCGCATGACCACCTTGTCCACGATCGAGCCTGGCCTGCCAGCCAGCGACCTGGCCATGTTCTCGTCGCGCGGGTCGAAGAAGGTCCCTTTGAACGGTCCATCGGTCACGATCTTGACCTTCACCGGCATCCGGTACTGGCACTCAATCAGTTTGACGCGGCGACGCTCGGCATCGGCCGAAAACCCGGAATGGATGGCGTAGAGCGACCCGCTGCGCACCTGCCCCTGCGACTCGTCGTGCGCCGTGGTCCATGTGTCCTCATCGGACAGCGGATCGACGTGCATGGAGAAGTCTTCGGCGTTCGACAGGATCCGATCAGAGCGGTCCGGGAACATCATGGTGGCGATGTCTTCGTCAACCCAGCGCCAGCGGAACAGGTAGCGCCCATCGCTGCCGTCCAGCTCTTCGGCCGCGGAGTCGTGCAGCACGTTGCGCCAGTTCTCGTACTTCGAGTACACCGACTCCTTCGTCGGGTCATCACGCACGCCATCATCGACCCAGCCCAGGCCGCCCTTGATCGAATCGGCGAACGCGCGTGAGCGTGCGAATGGCACCTTGTTCACGTCGCTGACGTACTTCAGCACGTCGGTCTTCGTCTTGGCCATGGCCACGTCATCCTCAGACCGTGGCAACACCTTCCAGTCAACGCGATTGCGGCGCTCGGTCCCGATGATCCAGTCGCACATCGGCGCGACTTCGTTGTAGACCAACGGCATCTGCTTGCGGTCGGCAAGCACGGCCGCGTCCTGCTCGTCCCACTGCAGGTTGTCGTAGAAATCATGGTCGATCGCCATGTCCATGCGATTGGCGGACTGGCGATCTCGCTCGTAGAAGTACCACTGCAGCAGCTGGCGCAACAACTTGCGCGACGCCGGGCTGTCCATGGGGTTCTCTGGCCGTGGCGCAGCCAGCGAATTGCGGTCGCCCAACAGGATGGGGGTCGAGTCGTCGCCCAGGTCATTTGCGCCAGCCGCGCGCCCCCTGACAGGCCGCCAGTCCAGCTTAGCCATAGGTAGCGCCCTGCTTCTCGATGCGGATCTCTTCGGCGGCCAGCGGCACACCATCGGCGCGCAGCAGCATCTGGCCATGGCTGGCGCTGTAATACTCGGTCGGGGGCGCCGAAGGCATGCGCACCAGGTCGGGGATTGCATCGTTCACGATCGAGACGATGCGGCGCGCGTTCTGCGGCGTGGGCTCAATGCCCAGCACCTCGCATGCCTTGACGGCCCGATGGGCCACCTGCATCACGTTCTGCGCGTCGTGGTCATCCCACTCGTGCGCGGCCGGCTCCATGACGATGAACCAGGGCGCACCTTTGCGGTAGGACGGGATCAGGAACAACGCACGCCCGTCGTTGATCCAAGAGTAAACGGCCGTGATGTCGCCGTACTGGCGGCTCAGGTGGGCCTTTCGTAGGTCGATGCTGACGCCAGCCATTTCGGATCCCCGGTAATTTGTGCGGGGATGCTGCCGTGCTTGTCACGCGAATTGGATCTACGCCGCCATGCCCGATCCACTGGTGCGCCGGCCCGGCCGCTTCCACCGCCCACCAGGTCCAAACTTCGCCTTCGCATCGGGCCCGGCGAATCCCAGGCCGAAGGTCTGGCCGGCCTGCGCCACCTGGCCGTACTGGCGGAAGGCGTCAGACCCGTGCGAGTTGTCGTCGTGCAGGGGCTCGTCCATCCAGCGGCCCTTGGCCTGGTCCCAGCGCTTGCGGTAGCCCGCCAGGCGCTTCAGGCCCTGATCGCACTCGGTGCTGCAGAACACGGCGCTGGCGAACTGCGCGCGTGTGGCCTGGATGCCGGCCTGCACGTTGTTCACGCGAGGCACGATCTCGAACCGCTGGCCTGGCCACAGCTCCACCAGCATTTCTTCGATCGACTGGTTGGTGTCCTTGCTCTTGCCGATGCGCTTCGCGCTCGCCTCATGCGGCAGGAAGTGACGGGCGTAGACGTGGCCGCGACGCTGCAGCTCGGTCACGTAGTGGTCCAGCTCTTCGCCGCTGTTCTCGTAGTAGCCAATGAAGCGGTGTTCCGCGCCCACTTTCTGCATGAGCCAAATCGATGTCATGTCGCCGCGGCCAATGTCCCAAAAGGTCCACACCGGAGCCGACTCCACCGGCAACTTTGCGGGCATCCGGCCTTCGCGCCGTGCAGTGGACAACTGCGTCGAGTAGTAGCAGCCCTCGGTGCTGACCTGGAACGCCTCTTCAGGCGTGCTCGGGTACTCCTGCCACATCATCGGGGCATCGCCCGCGAAGTCGGCATTCATGGTCACGACGTACCAGGCGCGCTTGCGTTCGCTCAGCGGCCTGCCGATCTTGGCCTCGGTGTCGCTGAAGTAGACCAAGTTCGCCTCGGTGAAGATCACGCCCTCGGGGTCCAGCTCGTACTCGGGCGCATCCCACCATGGGAAGAAGTGGAAGCGGTAGTCCTTCTGGCTCAGCGGCCGGCTTGCCTCGGCCGCGGCCTTGGCAATCTGCGTCATGTCGAAGAACGCACCATCCTGGCCCTCGGCCGTGGACTCAATCACCGTGATGCCGCTCTTGGGCACCGATGGGATGGATCCGGTCAGCACCTCGCGTGCCTTGGCCGGGTACTTGGCGGCGATCTTGCCAAGCTCGCTGATGTGCAGCCGGTGCGTGGTGCCTGAACGCATCGAGGTGGCCACCCGGATCGATGCGCCGTTGTGCGCGAAATGGATCTCGGTGGCGGTCTTCTTCTTGAGCGGGAACCGCTCGCGCAGTTCGTCGGGTAGGTTCTCGTACCCGAAAATTATCTTGTCGCGAAAGATGGACTCAGCGGCCTCGCGCTCGTGCGCGACGATGCCGCATCGGATGGGCGCATTGGAGAACAGCGCGGTGTCGAGCCACAGGATGGCGATGAGCGTTGTGAAGCCCAGCTGCCGCGCCTTCAGGATGATGTTGCGATGGTGCAGCCTGGCCAGCAGGCGACGCTGGGCCCGGTTCGGCTTGAACTGCAGAACCAGGCCCTCGCCTTCCTGATCGTCATCGCCCTTGACGATGATCTTGTAGAGGTTGCACAGCCTCCACATCGGATCATTGAGATTCGCAGCCAACACCTCTGGTGTCAGCTGGACCGCATCAGCCATTCAAGCGTTCCCCCGTCGCCTTGTCGGTCCACCGATCGCAGATCCCGCCGAGGCGCACGTAGAACTTCCCGATCGCGCACTTGGGCGCCTGCCCCAGCTTCTGCCGGACGTGCTTGCACGATGCGCACACGGGCGGGCAGGCGTCATAGTCCTGCGCCCGCATTGAGGTGATCGCCATGGAGCGCGCTTCTTTGCCGCTGGGCTTGATGTGTCGTGGCATTCTTGTCCTTGGTTTGATTTGGCCAGCTGGCTTGACTTCAGTCTTCGGGATCAGCCACCGGCCCGAACGTCGCGGCGCCTGGAACCGCCCCGATCACATTGCCCTGCAGGCCGGACAGCAGCGTGGCCAGCGCATCGGCCTTCTGCCCGTTGTCCTTCTCGAACAGGCCAAGCAGCTTGGCGGCGCGCTCTAGGCTCACGTTCTTGTCCCAAAACTGGTACTCGATGCGGCCCAGGTCATCGATCTTGAAAGTCTTGATGGCGGCGCGCGTGGCCGCGTCCAGCTCGTTCGGCATGAGGATCACGGTCTTGCCCTCCTTCACGCCAATGATTCCGCCGATGTCGGACAGCGCGATGCGCTTCGTCTCGGTCATGATCTCGGTGGCATCAAGCACCGCCTTGTCGGCCGCCAGGGCCTGCAAACCGGCGATCCTTTGGCGCACCTTGGGGTCGGCGGCGAGCTTCGATGCCTCTTCGTGGATCTGCTTTGCCGTCATGCGCGCGCACTTGAACGCAGCCCGGTATGCCTCGGACTGGTTGACCTTTCCGCCGGCCAGCGTGGTTGCAAACACCTCACGTTGTGGTGTCAGCCCATGCTCGTTTCTCACTTCGGCGCCTCCTTCAGGCTGATCACGTAGACCGTCCGACCGACGATTGGCACGCCGCGCTTCGCCAGCGCGGCCACAGCAGATCGCACGTTCTGCGGCTGCTTCACCCCGAACTTCACCATTGCGTCCTCCATGGTCAGTTCTTCGTCGGGCCGGGATTCGAAGAACGTGGCCATGCGTTGCGGCAGGCCGTTCACGTTCATGGCCTTCGGCGCGCGTGCCTTTGCCATCACTTCACCTCCAGCACTTCGATGCCGTGGACGAACAGCATCAGCTTTCGCTTGATGCGGTACTCGGGGGTTGCGGCGCCCTTCACGTCCTCCACGATGGCCCTGCCGCTGCGATCGGTGTAGGTGAAGTCGGCGACGTAGCTGCACTCGCGCTCGTGGCCACCGGACGGGCGCGGAGTCTTCGGGATCAGCAGGTAGGGCACCTGGCGCTTCAGGTCTTTGACCTCGCCGATGCGCTCCAGGATCTTCAGGTCCAGCCAGCGCTTCAGTTCGACCTTGGAGTCGAACATCATCCCGTCGTGCTCGGTTCGCACGTTGTTGTACTTCGCACCGCCGCGCACGCGAGGCGTGTCGCGCATCGCGGCCAGGTTCGGGCGCAAGCCGATGGGGATCACGATGTGCGGCCCGGGTTGTAGGCACTGCAGCGCTGGAGCAGCATCGCGAACTCGCGGCCAATCTCAACGTTGGCGCTGGTCTTCGACAAGCCGGCGGCGCGAGCGCGCTGGCACCAGCGGTTCACCAGGTTGCGGCAGGTGATGCAGCGATTGCGAGGATCGTCGCTCATGCTGCTTGCGCCACTTGGCGATTGGCTGCGAAGCCCAGGGCCTGCAGCATTTGCAGCTGCTGGAGGCGCTCACGCCTGCCAGCCCAATACTTCGCGTTCGACTTCTTGCGCGATTCGGCGCGGGCGACCTTGGAAGGCCGGCGAGCATCAGCACCAGGACCCCTGCCCCACAAGGCGACCGGATTGTTGTTGCTGAGATCCCAGGCCACGATGCGTGCGAGGTTGTTGTTGCGCATGATCAGCACTAGGTCATTGATCACCCGCGAGTGAATGCCGGTGCGTTCGGACAACTCGGGCACGGACCCCGGGCCTTCCAGCTCGAACCACAAGCGGGCCAGCGTCCGCAGCCGCGCACCGGGCAGCTGCGGTGACTTCCTTGCGCGGCCCGTCCACTTCGGCCAGGGGCCCTCCACCTTGCCCAGCGCGAACACGCGATCGGCGCTGCGGCCGGTGCGCACCACATCGGCCATGTAGACCATGCCGAGGCTTTCCGCATCGGTCATCCACTTGAGCAGCGTTTCGACCGTGATGGTCGTGCGTTCGGCGATGTCGGCAACGGACATCGGGAGCATTCCGAAGACTTCGGCCAGCGCGGCGTAAGAGCGATGCGCGGGGGTCATTTTGGATTCGGTGGCAGAGGCCATGGGCACTGATTCCTGTTGTGGCTGGTTGACCCGCACCAGGAGCAGAACGGCCGGTACGGGCGGTAGGTCATGGCGCGGCGCGCCGGTTGGACTCGGTGATTGCGGCCCGCACTCGGGCCAGGTGTTCGCGTAGGCGTTCCCGGGCGTCAGGTGAAGAGGCTTCGGCGCGGACTTCGGCGTTGTGGCGCTTGAGCCCATCGAGGTATTCCGTGGTCGACGCGAGGGCAGCAGCACCGGGGTCCGGCGGGGTCACGGCAGGCACCAGAACCAGCGAGGCGGCCTCTTGCCGGCGCTTTGGCAGCACGGCCAGGACCCAGGGCCAGGGTTGGGCGATGCCCTTGTCCACGGCCTCCTTGGCCAGGCCGGCGAACTCGTCGGCCGTGGCGCCCTGGGCGATCAGCGCGGCGAGGCGCGGATCCGCCAGGTTCAGGGTCTGCGGGTCTACGCCGGCCCGCTTGAGGGCCATGCCGATTTCGCCAGCCTTGGAGGGGGCGAACGTGAGCACCTCGGCTGTCGCCGGTGTGTCACGCGGGACATCCCCGGGACTACCGTGGTACTCCCCATCTTCGCCTGCGCGCACGCGGTGTGCGTTGGAGGTAGGTAATGCTGTATTACTTCTGGTTCCGGTTCCGGTGTCCAACTCCCCCGTGACTTCCTGTTGACTCACCTGTTTGTCACCGGTGACATCGCGGTGACTTCCTGGTGACTTGCGGGGGTGTTTCGGGGGGGAAGGCTGGTCGTCACCGGCGATCCGCGACCGGCGCGTGGCCTGCTTGTCGGCATCACTGCGGCGCTTTGCCATCATCTGCATGACGCGGGCTGTCAGCGTGGGGTGGTACAGCCGGCCATCGTCGGCGGCCACCCATCCGCGCATCAGAATGGGCTCAAGTTCGGCCCACAGCTTGAGCGGAACCCGGCACTTCGCGCGGATGATCGACACGTCGTTGGGGAAGCTGCCGCAAGGCACCTGCGTCCAGGCGACCATCCACATCATGAGCAGCGCGTGTTGCGCCATGGGAACCTCTGACGCCATCGCCCAGGTGTCCGACTGCTCAACTTGCTCGTAGTCCAGCTCGAAGCGCCAGCCCTTGGCGCGCGTGTCTGCGGGGTATGGAATGGGCATCATGCTGTGGCGCTCCCCAGCTCACGGCGCAGGCACTTGGCCTCGCGCAGTTCAAACAGCGCCTGGTGGGCGGGGTGCATCAGGCCGAACAGCCTGGCCAGGTAGGGGGTGTGCCGGTCGTTCAACTTCCACTCGCTGCCAGCCTCACGCATGGCGCTTTCGTGGCGCATCACCTCAATGATGGTGCGCGCCGAATAGTGCTGATGGCCGCGGGCGACCACGGCCAGGGCCTCGCGCTCGAAGGCGGCGTAGACCGGCAGGTTCTCGGGCAGGTAGGCCAGGAATGCGGCCGGAAATCGGTCAAGATGCGCGTTGACCATGGCCAGCGGCGCCGGCATCAGAAGATCGAGTTGCATTGGCGTCACTTGTTTGGTTTGGCCGGAACGCGGAAGCGCCGCACCATGCCCTGCGACCTGAATCGGCCACAGGCCATGGAATAGGCTGCTGGGGTTGATGTCGCGGGGTTGACCCCGCACCACGCATGGCCTTTGCGGGCCTTCGGCGCCGTCTCTGCCCGGTCGGTACCCTCAATCAGGCGCGAGGTTTCCAGGTAGATCAGCGCCCAATCGACGCTCTTGCGCGTCCGGCCTGTGATGCTGATGATCTGGTGGCGGTACAGCCATTGGCCCGGCCTGCTGGACAGCAGTTCCAGCACGGCGGCCGAGGCGGATCCGGGGCGGATAACGCCGGCGGGGCGCGGGTTGTAGCGACAGAACTGCGACTCGGGCAGTGGATCGCGCTGACGTGCCATGCGCATGATCTCGGAGGCAACCCAGGCGGTACTCAAGATGCGCCCTCCCCTACATCCCGGGAATGATCCGGCGCAGCCGGATTGACCCCGGCAACGCGACAGATCAAAGTTGCTTCATGCAGTTTTCGACTCGACCACTCATGAAGCAAGCCCCGGATCACATCCGTTCTGGTCTTGCCAGTCGCGGAGCAATAGCCATCGAGCACGCGAACGCGGGCTTCGTCCGGCTCCAGCCGCACCTCGACGGTTCTCGCCGCCATGGGTCAGGCCGCTTTGCGGAGCACTCGGGCGGGGCGCAGATGCGGCAGCAGCCGGCGCACGGTTTCGATGCCTGGGTCCAGCGTGACGCCCAGCTTGATCTTGTAGATCGTCGTGGCCGGGACGCCGGATTTTTGCGACAGCTCGTCCAGCTGCTTACGAGGCCATGCGGCGAGCGATGCGCGCACATCCGCGGCCGAGGGGATGGGCTTGAATGATTTGCTCATGCGGCGCAGTGTACCGCTTGCGGTAGACCTCGGTCAAACGCCACCCATTCCGCAAGCGATACAGCCGTAGCCGCCGCATACGTGGCCGGGACTGGTACGTGGTCGAAACGATCGGCGGCACCTGAGCGGGCAGCGCGCGACTTCTCGAAGCCTTCAGGGCCGGCGCACATCGAGAGCACGCTGGCGCTGCCGGGCGGCGCAGCCCAGGCGCATGTCATCGCGGTGCCCAGCGAGTACGGGGAGGTCATGCGCTGCGTGGTTGGCACCACCGCCTCGGGCGCGATCTCCACGGCCTGCGCGCCGAAGAGCATCGAAGTGATCAGCACAGACCCCTGAAGCCGGCTTAACCCTGACGCACACGTCAGGAGCCCCCAGACCAGCCCGCCTTGCGCGGGCTTTTTTGCGACTACGTACAGCATTAGGTAATCGGGCCAACCGTTCTCGGTATACCGCCTTGTTGACATGCTCCTACCGCTTCCGGTACATTATCGATGTGCCCTGGACAGGCGCGAAGGAGAAAGAAGATGCAAGGACAAATCACGGTCGAGGTGCGCAGCGTGTACGGCGCGCCCACGATCTACCCGGTTTGCAAACAGGCCGAGTTGTTCGCCAAGCTGGCGAAAAAGAAAACGCTGAGCGCTGAAGACCTCGAAGTCATCATGGCCCTGGGCTTTGAAGTTGTCGAGCAGTGCCTGCCGAAACTGCGGGGGATTGCATCGTGATCCCCGCCAACGCCCCGTACCTCACCGCCTACGACCGCGCCAAGTTTCTGACTGGCGCCCAAGTGTTCCGCGGCCAGTGCGGCCGTCGTCGTGCCTTCCTGAGCGCGTCCGATGCGTCCGCGTATGACCGTGGTTATGCGGCCTACCCCTGCGGCCCCATCCCGGATGTGATGGGCACTCCCGAGTGGATGGGCTACTTCGACGCAGAAGACCGAGACCTTGATCGATTGGACCAATGACATGAAATTCTTTGCAGCAACCATCGTGCTCCTTTTGTTGGCATTCAGCGTCTCGATGCTGGTGTCCCTGCTGATTGGCGCGGCCGCCTCGCTGGTGTCCGATGAGCCGGGGATGGAAAAAGTCACCAACGAGCTTGGCCACCGCGCCATTGCCTGGACGTGCGCACTGTGCGGCGCCGGCCTGCTCGCCCTCTTCACCATCGAACAGTGGTGGCCCAAGTGGCTTCCCGCATGACGAACAAGGGCAAGCCCCTTGGCAAGTTGCTGCTGGAGACGGGCGCCATGGAAGGCCCGACCACTGCCAAGGATTTGAAGCGGCCCCGGCCGGTCACTGTCTCCGCGCTCACGCTGATCAAGCGCTACATCAACCGGTTCACCACCGCCAGAAAGGCACCGCAATGCAAACTCAAATGAGACCCGGGCCCATGGTCCACCACCTCCAGCCGTCGAATGAGTTCGATGAGCTGATGGCCCGCCAAGTCGCGCCGCAGGACTACGGTGTTCGCCAGTTTGTCCAGGGCGACAACATGGCCAAGATGACCATGCTGGCCGAGCAGATGGCCAGTGGCCGCGCCACGGTGCCGAAGCACCTGCAGGGCAACGTCGCCGACTGCCTGGCCATCGTCATGCAGGCCATGCAGTGGAACATGAACCACTACGCTGTCGGCCAGAAGACCCACCTGGTGAACGGCATCCTGGGCTACGAGGCCCAGCTGGTGAATGCAGTGATCCAGAACAGCGGCGCGATCCGTGGCTCGTTTCACTACGAGTTCCAGGGCGAAGGTCAGAACGTGCGGTGCCGTGTTGGCGCCGTGCTGCGCGGCGAGGATGAAGTCACCTGGGGCCAGTGGCTTTCGGCGGCCAGCGTGCAGACCAAGAACAGCCCGCTGTGGAAGACCAACCCCGCGCAGCAGCTGGGCTACCTGCAGGTCAAGAATTGGGGCCGTGCCTACTGCCCGGGCGCAATCCTGGGTGTCTACAGCACTGATGAGCTCGTGGACCTCAGCGGGACTGATGGTGACGACGAGCCGAAGACCGCTGACCCGGCACTCAAGCGCGGGCCGCAGCGCAAGAGCGCGACGACCGAGAAGGCGACCGCTCAGGCCGAATCGCCTGCTGCACCTGACGTTGGCGGCGAAGCGTCCACTGGCACGGCGCCCACGCCAGCCCCTGCGCCGACCACCACCACGACTGCAGCGTCCGGTGTCGTCAGCCCGGGCCAGGTGAACTACATCAAGGGCAAGCTGGTGCAAGCCGGCGTCAGCGAGGAATCGGTCATTGCCCGGTTCAGCCTGGCAGGCCTGGAGCACATGAGCGTGGCCGAGTTCGACACGCTGAAGTCCGAACTGCTGGGCATGAGCTGAGCATGGGCGCCCGAGACACTGGCCTGCTGTTCAACGAGGCCACTCACACCTACACCGCTGGCGGCATCGTGGTCCCGGGCGTCACATCGATCCTGGCACCGCTGAGCGACTTCAGCCGGATCAACCCCGAAGTTCTGGCCGCCAAGGCTGGCCTTGGCAAGCGGGTCCACCTGGCCTGCGAGCTGGATGACGATGACGACCTGGACGAGGACAGCATCGAGCCCGATGTCGCCGCATACCTTGGCGCCTACCGCAAGTTCAAGGCCGAGACGGGCGCGCGCGTCCTGCTGAATGAATTCCGCGTGTTCGAGCCGCGCCTGATGTTCGCGGGCACGCTTGATCGGGTGTTCATGATCTCCGGCGCGCGGTGGCTCGTGGATCTGAAGACGTGCTTCGTAACGCCACGATCTGCCGGGCCGCAGACGGCGGCCTACCTGCGGGCCCTGGCGGATCCAACTGTCGCACGCCGCGCCGCGCTGCGGCTCAAGCCGGATGGCACCTACGCATTCGAGGATCTGACCGAGCCCGACGATTGGGCAGTGTTCATGGCCTGCCTCACCCTGAAACGTTTCAACGACCGGACTCAAGCATGAACGACCAGGTGGACAACTTCAAAGCTCAGAAAGAGCACAAGAAGCGCCTCAAGGAGAAGTACGGGGTTCAGTGCCCCGACTGCAAGAAGCGCCGCCCGAAGGCAAGCCCTTCCATCCTCCTGCCAGGCGATCGTTGCAACGTCGATGGCTACCTGGACCTGCGCGTCCGACTCACCCAAGACCAATGGAGCAAAGCATGACCGATTCCGTACTCGCCCCCGTGGCCGCGCTCACGCTGCCCGACCCCGTTGCGATGACCACCAGCGCGAACCGCGCCCTGGGCTTCATCAAAGCGTTCACGATCGCATCGCCCGAGGACTACGCCTTGGCCGGCGAAGAGTTGCAGGCCATCAAGCGGCGCCAGAAAGAGATCGAAGGCCAGCGCACGGGCATCACCGGGCCCATCAACAAGGCCCTGAAGGCGGTCAACGATCTGTTCCGCGGCCCCTCCGAGCTACTGGACCAGGCCGAGACGCACTTGAAGACCACGATGCTGACCTGGAGCCGAGAGCAGCAGCGCATCGCCGACGAGCAGCGCCGCAAGGCCGAAGAAGATGCCCAGGCCGAGCGCGATCGCCTGGCCAAGAAAACGGCCGCGGCTTGGTACGACGCGCAGGCCAAGCAGGCCGAAGCCCAGCAGCTGCTCGAACAGGGCAACGAGGCCGCCGCTGCGCAAGCCACGGCTGAGGCCCAGCGCGCCCAGGCGGTGGCAACCAGCGCAGCAGCCAGCGCCGAAATGATCGTGGCCCCGGTGGCCAAGCCCGACGCGCCCAAGGCCAAGGGCATCAGCACTTCGACCCGCATCGACTTTGAGGTGACGAACCTGCACATGCTGGTGATGCACATCGCACAGCACCCCGAGCTGATCGGCCTGCTGCGCGCGGATGACATCCGCCTGCGCGCCTACGTCAAGGGACTCGGCGCTGCCTGCAAGTTGCCCGGCGTGGCTGTGAAGGAGATTCAAACCATGGCCGCGCGCGCGGCTTGACCGATCAATGGGGGAAAGCTGCACGGAGTTTGGGGCAGGCGAAAGCCGTGGAGCTCCGCAACTGGAAGCGATCAGCCCTGATGGGCCGAAGTCCCGAGAAACATCCAGTGATCTGCAGCAAGTACCCCACCCTTCAACCCGGGCCGACCAAGCGGGCACTGTCCAAGCAAGGCTCTCTCTCTCCTTCAAGCCCGCGCCCGAAAGGGCCGGCCCGGACCTACACCACCACTCGAGATCCACATGAGCAAAACGAACACCCGCATCTACGTTGTCACCTCGAAAGTCGCAGCCGAAGGCGCAGCCGAAGGCGCAGCCCCAAAGAGCCGCCTTGTCCGCGCCGCGAACCAGGCCCAGGCCCGCAACCACGTTGCTCGCGAGACGCTGATCTCCGAGGTCGCCTCGCAGGATGACCTGGTGCGCCTGGTCGGCGCCGGAACCGCGATTGAGGTGGCGAGCGCCGAGGTGCTGCCGGTTGGCAGCACTACCTGATTCCAAACCAGCCAACAAGGAGATGGTGATGTACCTGAACAACTGGAAAGACGGCGCTGCGGAGGATGTGTTCCGCGACTTCGACGGCGAGCGGTGGGGCAACTACCGCAACGACGATGACCCGGTGCCGCTGGCCGAGAAGCCGGCGTTTGCGGGCGCCGAGATTCTGCTGGCCAGCTACGGCACGCCGAGCTATGAGGGCTATGCGTTCGTGCTTTTCCAGCGCGACGGCAAGCTGTGGGAGGTGAACGGCTCGCACTGCTCTTGCTACGGCCTTGAGGGGCAATGGGAGCCCGAAGAAACCACGGTGGATGCACTGCGCCACCGGGTGAAGGAGGGCACTCTCGGCGAGGGCGGATATGACGAAAACCCGTTTGCGGCGGAACTGCACGAGAGCTGCCGGATGCCGATGGAGCAGGCGCGCGAGCTTGCCGTGAGCGAGGCAGGACCTGACTGGTACGCACGCGGCCAGGATTGGGGGCTTGCTGATGCGCTGACTGCAGGCCAAGACGGCAATTGGACGCTTGACGACATAGCGCGAGCGTTTGCTGCCGGCGCGCAGGCTGGCGCCGCTATTGAAAGCAAGCGCACTTTCGAGCGTGAGTGCAGGTGCGTTGCGCTTGAAGAACAAGCTGACTTGACCGCGATTGAACTGAATCGGCTGCGGGAGTCAGAAAAGGCGCTGGTGGCCACACTGCGTGATGAGATGGACGAGGGCCTGCGACTGCGCGAGTTGGGCGGTGCACTGCCTGACGAGAACATCACGGCGATGACCGAGCGCGTGATTGCCGAGCGCGACGAACTCCGCACAAAGCGGATGGTCGATGACTTCGTGAAGCGCGACGCCTACCGCTTCCGCAAGTTGCTGATGCAGGGCAAGCACTGGCTCGGCGTGTTCCGGTGCGACCCGGACGGCACGCCTTCGGACAGCATCAGCGCCGACGAACTGAGCGCACTACTCGACGCGATGGACGGGCCGGAAATGCCGCCCGCACCTGAAGCGCTATAACGAATAGGTTAAGCGGCGCGCGCCTTTGGCGCGTCCGCTTGAACCGCCAGTTCGGCTTCACTGGTGAACGAAGCCACAACACTAGGACTGACGATGACAACCAAGCTC